GTTATCCCACTTATGAAGTAAACATTTTATAAAATGATTTTTGTCTATCATAGATCATTCATTGCCTCTCTCGTTAAATCTGACGCAAAGTTTGCGACATCAGTTTGTGGTGGTAGACCTCCAATACCAGATGTAGGTAAAGGTCCTTGATGATATTCTGCTGCTTTTTCTCTCTCACGTAGAGCATCATCAACTTGTGTTGCCATTGTATTTGCTACAGGTGTGATGAGAACATTTCCATCGGGAGTTTCTACAACAAAAGGTGTACCCCTTGCTGCTAATTTTAGTGTGAAAGCAATATTCTCTATTGCTTCTTGTGATGATAATCTATTCATAATACGAAACACCTCATATCTTCGGGCATCATTTCTTTAATGACTGATACTACCTCTGCAAATCCTTTTGCTCCGTCTTCGTCCCAACTAAACCTAACCTTTTCAATATTCCCATCATCGGACTGAAGGGACAGCGTGCGGGTTCTGATGTTGATCCAAACATAGGTTAACCATTCATTGTGTATGTTGTATGTAGTTTCCATAAGAAAAATAAAGGATTCAGCGTTAAGACAATTTAAAATCTCACCGCCTTCTGGTTCTTTCATTCTATCTCCCCATTAAAGGTACACAAGATATTGCTGTAAAACCTGTTGAGTTTTCAGCAATTTGAATTGCTTCGTTTTTGTCAGCAGCGTTGTCCACTACCCATTCCAAAGGTGAACTAGCACGAGGTCTGCGAAGTCTGACGAGATAGTTGTTTTTCATAAACTAAGTATAACATCAATTTAGGAAAATGGGAAGTCCAATTATTTGAGTAGGTCCTCCTGCACATCCCACAACCATTTTTCCTGCTCCAACATTATATCTTGCCTGTCCTACTGGAACTACGTTTACAATACCACCACCAGGTCCTGCTGCTAGTTCTCCGATAACTCCTTTAGGTGCAGCAACAACTGTCAAATGACCACCTTTTGCACCTACTACTGTATCTAACATACCACCACCTTTTGCACCTGTTTCTGCAATACGAATATGTGCAGCAGGGAGAGGTGATGTACCAATACCTGTTCCACATATGATAATATCAGGTCCTTTTATGATAGAAAGTCTACCTGTGATTGCTGGTAGTGGATTCAATGTTGCAATCATACTAAAGTGTGCATTAGCAATGAATTCTGTTTTCCATTGACACTCGTTGATAATCTCACCAGAGATTGAATTCATTAGTGATGCAGACTTAACTGTTGTTGCAGTAGCATTAAGATCTAGATTGTTTACAGCACTTATTGTCATATTTGCTGTTTGTGCTTTCATATCACCTTCTACTGCTAAGTCATAATCTGAAGCATATGTGGTTGACGCTTTTTGTTGTTGTGGATTTGGATTACCACTGTCATCCGTTCCAACACCCTGTGATATATGTTCTGTTCTAGTTCCTAACACTTCAACGTTGAAGTTACCCATAACTTTAAGAGTGTAATCACCCTCAACAGTTACAACCTTATTACCTTTAACTGCTATTGCTTCGTCACCACCAATGATTGCAGTAGAATTACCAGGCATATTAATATGCTGATCACCCAATGCAGTAGCAATCGTAGTCTGACCACCAGCGTGTGTAACAATAGTTTTTTCTTTTCCTTTTGTATTGTCCTGTATAACAGCAGCACCATTTAAGAATGTTGTTACCTGTGTTGCATATGAATCAATACCCTGCATCAGGTTAGAGAAATAATCTCCTTTAGTTTGTGATCCAGTATATCCACCATCAGTACCATATGTACCTGTGTTTATTTCTATCTCTTGTTGTAGATATTCTGGAACTGATGCACACGTACTTGTACCCAACAAGGGCAACCAGAACTTTTGTTTCGGTGGCGTTAAACTTCGTCCACAATCTTTATTACCAAACAGTGATGTAATAATACCAATGATGATGCTTATTAATGAACCCCAACTAATCTTAGAGAAATCAAATGCGAAGAGTGATTTCAATGCACCAACAACTTTTCTTGCTACTCCTGCAATATTTTTAGCAACTCCGATAGCAGCACTTATCTTCTGTGCTACTCCTGCTACTTTACCAATAGCACCTTGAATCTTTCCTATAATTCCATTTACTGTGTCATTTACTTTATCAGCAATACCACCAACAACTTTATCTACTATGTTACTTGCGATTGAATCAGCAAACCCATCTATGTTACTGATAGCACCGTTAATAGCACCTAGAATATAACTTGCTTCAAAGTTACAGAACAATGATGTTATCTTACTAGCAAGTGATAACAACTTACTAATGATACCAAGTGGAGCAATACTAGACAGTGCACTTGTGACACCACCTATCAATGCAGAGATTTGTTGTGCTAGTAATTGCTTCAAAGATGACATTACACCAGTAATGGAGTTAGCAACAAACTGTTTGACTTTTGCCAAACTGGTTACTATGATGTCGTTCTTAACTTTTTTACCTGTAATGAGAGAGACGAGATTACCGTCTTTACCTTGTGCTAGTGAACCACTGAGATTACCTAATTCGGTAAGCATTCTATCAAGGTCTTTATCAAACCCTTCTCCTGTAGGACCTCCAATACCATCAGCAATACCAAATGCTTCTGCTGGTATTTTTAGTGGATTGGTAGCATAATGACCTGGTGACATTTGCTCTAAAAGCGAAATAACACCACGTGATTTTTCTTCACCACCTTGTTCATCGCCAGGTGTGTCTCCACCAATGACAGTAAACTGATTACCACTATGAACTGTCTCTCCTGATACTGACTTAGATTGAGGATTCATCTCCTCATCTGTTAATGATTCTGTGCTGTCAGCAATTACAGTAGCAGATATTTGTTCACCTGTTTCTGGATCTCCATCAGAACTCTTTGAGTCACTGAGGTTTCTCATACCGTGTATCGACCCCATAACAACAGGTAACTGTGCTTCTTCACCATCAAGGAAGAAACCAAGAACCGTAGCACCTACTTGTAACTGAGTCGAGGTACCAGTATTCTTGATACCCGCTTGGTCTGTAGGTAATAAAACAGATGACCACGGTAGTGCATCTGTTGGGATTTCATCTTTATATGCTACTTCTCCGTGACCTGTATACCAACCGACAATACGAACTTTGACCCTACCAATCTTTTGGGGGTCTTTAATGGATTCGACTTCACCCACCCACCAGGTGAATCCGTCTCTACCCATTACGTCAGTTTTTCCGATTACATCAATACGTGCCACGATTAACTATAAGAAATCCATCCTGTTACTATGTATTTATCCTCTTTAGGAGCAGGAACTCCGTGATGAACGTGAGTCCAATCACACGGCCATAACAAAGTCAACCCTTTTTCGGGTTTCATTGATAGGTCTTGGTGTACCCACTGGGTTTCTCCACCCTCTTCTACATTGTTTAGATACGTCATCCAGACTAAATGTCTGAAGGATGTAGTTTTATTTGATCCTACTCTCTCAGTGTGAGGTTGAGAGAATGCTTCACCAGGTTTGTAATGTTGAATATTAAATGGTTCTATTACTTCTAATTCTGCCATAGATGCCCAAGGGTACTGCTCAATGTATAATGTGATAGCACCTTGAATAGCATCAAGATATTTAATGATACGTGGATCCTTTATGAACGAGGGAACCGCCATATCTGTTGAGTTTTTAATTATAGGATCTACTCCACCAGAATACTCACCTTTTACTTTATCCAAGTAGGTACAGTCATTGTAGAATTCCATAACTCCATCAATGATGTCCTCATCTATGTGTCCTCCAGCAATGAAGGATTGTACTGCACTCATAATATAAGTTTAAGTTATTATTATTTAGTCGTCATAAACCAAGCATTCAGGTTCATCTGGGTGCATATCGCAGAATAGTTCCAACGCATTAGGGTCGTGATGATCTCCAGCTTTAATTTCATCTGCGTGATGTTCTGCATATACTTCCAACTCGTGTAACTCTTCTTTATAGTGTCTGCGTGCAGCAGGACTTGTAGTGGGGTCGTCAACGATCTTTTGATCCTTTTCGATGTGATCTTCTATTGTTTTCATATTAGTTAGGTGTTTGAACTGAGTCTTTAGATAGTTTCAAAAACGTGGTTATTCCTTCACGTGTATATGAATGTTCTAAACCTGTTACTAGATATAGACCAGAATAAATTGGATCTGGTACAGTTCTATTTTCTTCTTTAGCAGAAGATGGAATCAAACATTCAATAATCATTCCTACATACAATCCTACATTACCAGGTACAGTAATGTCAAGTGTAATAGCATTTAATAGTTGCCAACGAGAGAAACTATATGCTGACGCACTAACAGTATCATAGTCCATATTACCAGCAGATCCTGTAGAATCTTTGTCATTCTTAGAATCTTTCATACCTGGTAAGGCACGAATCTTAGTACGTGTAGGGTTACTATCCTCAAAGTATTTAGGCTTTATCTTAGGATAAGGGAACTGATCGTTTAAAATAGCACCTCCTTCTTTAGCAATTCCAAACACAGAATTGAGACCCATATGTAACGGAGGATTGATAGATCCAGAACTTTTACTTTCTTCTTCAGTAGAAGATGATGGTAAATTTCCTGATGTTAGTGCTGGTAATTTTATACCAATTACAGTGTTACTATAGGCACCTGTTCTCATCTTTTCAAGATGGTTAGCCCTGTCGGGAAAGTTTATACTCTCAATCTTATATGTGTTATCTGTACTATCACCAACGTTTGCTTGTTCGTATGTGTACACTGGGTGATTTGCTTTTGTAGGATTTTTATCCGAGCAGTGCCAATCTAATGTGTGGAAGTAATAACCGTGTTTGTTTTCATAAAAAGTATATCCAGCTGTCTGTGTTTCTTCACTTACGATCTTATCTTGAATATATGATATAGCATCAAATGGTCTCCAACTGGGTGAAATAAAATTAAAATTACCCTTGGATGGCTCGAAAGAATATTTTTTACCACTTGATTTAAGATGATCTTTTATTATACTTTTAACGTGTGATGATCCACTATTCTCTCTGAATACTTTAAAGACCTTATTACTCTCATTGTTTATCATCTCTGGTGATACAGTAAAGAGAACATATGCTTGTGCTCTTTCAGATTTAGTAACGGCACCTATCTTAAAAATTCTTTGACTGATAGTAAGTGGTAAACCAGGTGAGCAATCACTTTCTATTTCTATTTCAATAAGTTCATTACCAGTAAGACCACTGACAAGATCATTAGTATCAAATATAGCAAATTCCATTCTAAGAGAAGGAACATCAATAGATTCAAAGTACCTCCAACCAGAACATATATTACGAATATCTACAACACTACCTTTCTCTGGTGATATATCATCAGTCATAGTAGTATTGTCCCCATCATCTGCCATAACGAGGTTGAACTTAGTTAATTTATATCCTTTGGGTTGTGCGTCAGACATTATAAACTACTGAGTGGTGCAGATCCTTCAGCACTTCGACCAAATCGACTGAATAGGTAATCCGTAGCAGGATTACGTGGACCTTCTTGTACTATTGGCATTGGTGAAGGACCATCATCAATAATTGTTTTTGAATCAGGTAATACCATAGCATCTGCAACGATTGTTTGTATAGAATCTTTCATATTTGCACCTGATGCTTTAGATGCTGCTGTTTTTACTTTACCATATGCTGCTTGTAATAGTTTTCCAACTTCTTTAGGATCTGGGCTGACTGCTTGGAATATAGGTGCTACTGCATTGATCACTGGATGTGACATAATGACAGGTTCTACCTTGTCAGCAACACGCCCAACGAGACTCTTCATTGCTTTGAACATACCACCTGTAGAGAGCTCAGGAATATTTCCAAGATGAACAGTCCTTGCCATAGTAGGTGCTATCTGCCCACCATCACTGAACTGTGGTACTTTGAATCCCATAGATGATGCTTGACTCATACGTGATGCAGTCAAACCAGGATTCATACGGGTGTGTGGCGTATCGAACGGGATAACAAATCCACCAGATGAACGTTTTGCAACATACTCTACACCGTGACCTATGAAATCAACCTGTGTTCCATTGAGTGATACAGGATAACCACTCATCGGACCTGATATCCATCCTCCAGCTGACATTTGTTTTACATTATCACCATCACCTGTTGGTGTAACATCAGTGCTTGGCACCATCTTAAGTAATGCTGTAATACCTTTGAATAATAATATTAAAGGAGAGAGAACAATTTTACCCATCTGTTCTGCTATATTCATCAATACTGGTAGATGTGGTTTTATAAACTTTGTAATATTATCAATCACAGGTCCCATTGCTACAAACATATCCTTAAATGCTTTCATTACTGGATCAAATATTTTCTTAGCAAATGCTTGTATCTTACCGAAAATTTCCTTTAAAGTATTGAAGAAATCTTTTGCTATAGGTCCTAGAAACTTACCTACGTTTTTACCAAGGAAACCACCTAAAGCACCACCGATAGCACCACCTATAGGACCTGCTATCTGATTACCTATCATAGCTCCACCAGTTGCACCAACTCCTGCTCCAACTCCCCCACCTATTGCTGCTGAGTTTCTATCTTCTTCATCTATAGACTCATCACTCATTATATCATTGTACGAAGCAACACCAGCTACTGCACCAAGACCTAATTGTCCTACAATATTACCACCTAAGAACTTCGCCATATTCATTATGCCCTTTCCTACAAGGGATAACATTGACGAGAACGCTTTGACAGTTGCTATTGGACTTGTTAAGAAACTTAGTCCTAACAATGCTGCTGATGCAGCACCCATTAACTTGGCAGCACCTTTCAGTCGATCCCACCAATTACTTTTTTCACCAAATGTCTGATCCCACGTTTTTCCTATCCAATCAACAAGTCTCGTAAATGTTGTAAACATCCACTTAAAGAAGTTACCAACACGATCAAATGTTCTCTGGAGATTTGCTTGATTCTTAGGATCACTCAACCATTGCAGAGCACTGAATACAATTAAATTCTTAAAGAGTTTCCATAGATGACCAAGGAAACCAATACTAGCTTTAGCAATGTTACCAACTATCTTCTGTGCATTACTTGTTATTGCTTCTATTCTATTTTCTCTTGCTTTATCTCTCGCTAATGCTGCTGCCTTTCTAGCATCTTCCATCTCTGCGACCATACCATCTCGTAGAGATTTTACAACAACACCAAGACTATTGACAGTAGCACCTAAAGAGTTAACTGCCTTTACAGTTACTTTAAAGCTCTTTGCATTTATCCTACCTGTTGGTGGAGTTACATTTTTATAAAACCTAATCTTAGATACTGCCATTTATACAAGACCTACTGAGGATGATTTAGAAAGAACTTGTGTACCTTCACGTATGACCTGTAC